CAAAGTCACTTTCAACAAAGTCTATTAATTCACTCTTGTTAGTAGTGTTAAGCTTTAATAAATAATCAGCATTCAAGTCTATTTCTAAGACATCACCCATCACAAATTTGTGGTTTATTACTAGCTTTTTAGTAGTATTTTCATTCTTAATAATTACCTTATCTCCAGTTGATGCTGTTGCTGTTTTTATAAGCACTGGTACACATTCATTAGGGTTTTTAGGTAACTTGGTAATAGTCACCCTATTAGTTCCAGTATCTTTATCAACAGCCTTATACTTGTAAGGATCTAAGCATAGAAACGAAATACTAGCAATAACATTATTGTCAATTTCTTCTATATCATCAGCACTTTCAAAGAATGCATTAAAATAATAATCTGGTTCATCTGAAAACTTAAGCTGTTTAGACTCTGTTTTGTGTAATAATAAATTAAGTTTGTTAAAATTCTCTCTATAATTAGCACTAGTGTTTTTTAAAAGATATTTAACCACTATTTGCCTTGGTTCTAATGTATTTGATGTTAAATACTTCCCATCAGCCCCAGGCGTTTTGTTAGACTCTATTTCACGCCCTATTAATGCACGCCCCTTCACTGACAAAGTGGTAAACCCTGGTAAAACATCTTCTAGCGCTTGGCCATTAAATATTGTTTTAAAAGGAGTAGTCGTTGTGACTACTCCTCCTGGTTTTGTAAAATTATACATATTCTCAATTACCTTTCTAAATAGAATATACTTCTTCAAGTTGGATATTTTGCTTGTTAACGTTATTCACATCATCAACAAATTTTCCAAATGCATTGTTACCTAACTGAAGATTTAATTGCATTGGACGTTTAGAGAAATCATATTCAGTACGAACTTCACCAGAGATTATATCATTTCTGGTTACTCCAATATTGTTGATGTCACTGTTTAAGTTTGCTGGTGAAACAGCATAGTTGATATTATCAGCCACTTGTGTAGCCAACTTACCAGCATAATTAATAGCTTTCTTCGCTGTATCTTGCATACCAACAACCATTCCCATTGGCACCCATCGTGTTATCTTAGCGACAACCCTAGATGGAGAGTGGATATCTAAAGCACTTCTAATAGCAGCAGCCGCCGCATTTGCAATTGACATAGCTGTTGCCATTACTGCACCAGCCCTTGACTGCATACCAGCAATGAAACCATCCATCAAGTAACCACCAGCACTAACAAATTGGCCATAATAAGACTGTAATGTACTAACTGCTTGACTTCCCATTTGTTGAACCGTGCTAACTACTGTTGATTGAGCTTGTCTAATTCGGTTTTCCAATTGACTCATACTGTTAGATGTTACATTGTTAATATTGTTGAATGCATTTTGCAACGTTTGTTCCATTTGTGAAGCTGCTTGTTGCACTGTACTTGAAATAGTGCTAAAACTTGAACTAATGTTCGAACTGATGGTTGCCATTATAGAATTAATGTTGCTAGCAACAGAACTAAATGTTGAACTAATGTTTGAACTGATACTTGCCATAGTAGAACTAATATTACTAGCAACAGAACTAAATGTTGAACTTGTTGATGATTGAACTTGACTGCAACCTTGTTCTACTGCACTAGTTACACCTTGCATAGCACTTTGAACTTGTGACTGCATGTTCTGGAAATTCGTAACAACCCCAGTGGCCAGGTTGGTTGTTGCTGTATTTGCTGTATTAGCAACATTTTCCCAAGTTGCTTGGTTAGTCATGCTAACGTTATTTAAGCTTGTTTGTGCTGCCATGTCTACTTGTGACATGTTAGCTCCAACCACTCCAGGCATTAGTCCAGTTTGTGTACTTGCTGCACTGTTAATAGCACTAAATTGGGTGCTTGCATTTGCTGAAAGTGCATCTAATTGGGCGTTTGAATTAAGAGTCATACTGCTTAAATTAGCGTTCACGTTTTCAGCTGCCATCGCTGTATTCGTTGTAGCTGCCGTGTTCACCGCTGCCATATTCATGTTCGCACTGTTTGACATTTGCATAAACTGCATATCAGAGTTCATCACCATTCCAGTAATATTAGTCAATGCACCCATTGAACCTATCCCAGTTAGTGACATCATAGAATTAGAGATACTTGTAAAATGTGCAATAGCACTAGCATCTAAATTAGCAAATGATGCACCCATTCCATCAAGTGAAGCTGATGCACTAGCGCTTGACTGCGCTATTCTACTTGCTGCACCTTCAGCAGCTGCGGCTGTTCCTTCTCCACTTTCCTGGGCTTTTTGTTTCATTTGATCCATGCTTTCACTGACTTGTTGGCTCGACTCTTTCGACTTAAGCCCAACATATTCAAGGGCTTGGCCAATCTTGTCACCAATCCATTTGAATACACTACCAATGGCCTTAAATACAGCATCAACAGCATTTCTAAACCATTCACATTTATTATACAGCGTTACTAGTCCACCAATTATAACCGCTGCAACAATTCCCCAAGGGCCAAGTAAACTCATAAATGCAACCCTTACAGCAGCCAAAACAGTAGTAATAACAGTACCAGCTGCACTAACCACGCTACTTACTGCGCCCCATGCTGCTAAAGCCACTTTACTAGCATTTACAGCGGCTGACAATACAGTCATAGCTGCTTTAACAGTTGTTACAACCGTTACAATAAGTCTAAATGCTCCAGCAGCTGCGAAAACTGTTGCTATTAATGTTCTCAACCATTGGTTGTTTTGTAATGTCTGGTTAAGCCATGATAAGAAAGCATTTACGATGCTTAATACCACGTTTATTACTGGCGCGGCTGCACTAACTAAAGATCCTAGTACAGATACAACCATGTTGATGGCTTGCATTGCTATCTGTGCAAAAGTAACAAATAATTGTTTAATATTCGTCCAGATTGAGTTCATTAAGTCATGTGTTGTCTGGTTGGTATTATATAAATGTACGAACGCTGCAACAACAACCGCTATCGTTGCAACAACCCCTAACATCGATACACCAACACGACTGAATACTTCAGATACAGCTGTTACACCAGTTTGTACTCGTGTAAACCAACTATGTATTAATGTCAACGCTGGTACTACTGCTAGTGCAACCCCAGCTAATGTGATCATCTTAGCTATTAATTGCGCTACTCCTGGGTTTGTTTGCATTAAAGCATTAAACCATTGTAAGAATGCATTAGCAACATTTAGAATTGACAATGCTAACGGTGCCATCCCTTGCGCCAGTAGTGAGAATGTTTTTGCCAAGTTCCCAATCAACTGGCCAACTTTTGGCGCTGCTTCTTCGATGTATTTAACAAAGTTCTTAAATGCTTGGTTCTGACTTAGTTGGCTGCTCCATTCTCTGAAACGCCCCATAAGTCGTTCAAACCAACTCATTGCTGTTGCTGCCATTGGCCCGAACGCTGCGAACATTTGAACTAACCCAACTGTAAGATCACGAAAAGCACCTCTAATTTTTGGTATGTTCTCATTTACGTAATTAGTAAACTGTTTCATACCTTGACTATCAGCAAGCTTAGCACTCCATTCATCAACGCGCTTACTCATGTCTAAGAAACCTTGTGACATACTAGCAGCTAATGGCCCAAAAGCAACCACTAAACTAGCTAATGAACGTCCAAAGAAACCAACACCACGCGCAACTTTATCCAGTGTACTTGCACCGTTACTATTTAAGTAATTAAAGAAACGTTCCATTGGTGCACTGTCCATCGACTCATTCAACGACTTAGATAAATTTTTCATTACTCCAGAAGAGTCTACCATTAAGCCGTTAAGCTTATTCAGTACTTTTCTAGCAGCTTGAACTCCATTATTGAACGTTTCAAAGTTATTTGACTCTAATTGGTCTGATAACTTCTTATGATCTTCCTTAAGTCCGTTAACAGAGTCCCTTAAAGCTTCCATCTCTTTAGTTCCTGGGCCTTCACCTTTCATAAAGTCCTTGAACTTTTTCATGTGGCCAACAGCTGTTACTGCAAATGCTCCAATAGCAGCACCCGCAACTCCAAACGCACTAGTAAGCCCTAATAAGCCACCAGTTAAGACTCCAGCCATCGCTCCAACGGTTGCTAATGCTCCAGTAGCAGCAGCACCAAAAGCCGCGATTGATGGTATTACAGCAATGAATGTACCTTTTAAAATGTTACCTAAAACAACACCCCAAGATCTGATTGACTCTGCAATGTTGTCTAAATCTCTATAAAAACGCTCGTTTCTTGCTCTAATTTGCAAGAATATTTCTTTTCCAATTTCTCTAGCTTTTAAGTTAGCTATTTCTTTTCTGAATAAAGACGTTCTGGCCTTAACATTAATGTGGTAGTCTCTTTTTTTCGCTAATAATGCATTTAATTTAGCTGTAAAGCCTTTTGTATCAGCGTGAACAGAAACCTCTATCTTTTTGCGCAAACCGCTCTCACTGGCTTTTAATTCAGCCATTTTCTTACGATATTCGCTAATGTCTAATGTGACTGGCTTTTTAATATGATCCTTGCTCCACTGTGTAGCAATAATCTTAATCTCATCAAGTTTACGTTTAGCGCGTGTTATATCAGCATCTATAGGTTTACTTTCTTCCCTAGATACTTCACGCGCTTTTTCGTTAACTTGGTTCAATTTAGCAATGGCCTTAGTCACGTTAGCATCAACGTCTTTTGTACTTTCTTTCGCTAATTCCTTTGCTTTTTCGTCTACTCGTTCCATTTTTGTTATTGCTCTTTTAATATCAGCATCAATTGGCTTTGTACACTCAAAAGCTGTTTCTTTAATCTTCTTGTCAACTTGTGACATCTTACGTAAGAAACTTGATATATCAGCACTTATCTTAGCATTAAAACGTTCCTGCATAGCGCACCCTCCTTCTAAATTCTATTTTTCTTGGTAATCGTTAAACCAGTTTCTAAGGGCTTCAGTTTGTTCCTTAGAATATACTTGGCCTCTTTCTTCATTATTTTTCAGAACTTTCTTGCGGGCCTTATCTCCATTAAATAGCTTTTTAGAAGTTACACGTTTTTCGTTATTAGCACGCGCATTAAATATAGCAGCGATTGAAAAACGCTCTAGTTCGTCTACTTCATCCAGGAATGCACCTTTTAAAAAGTTCTGATATTCCCTATTAGTCCATGAATACATCAACTGCACATCATAAACTTTTAAATATCTCGATACACTTTGCTCGAAATCATCAAAATTTATACTGTTACTCCCAGATCTTTCAGTGACTCCTTGATCATTTGATAAGCTCTCTTGTTGTCTTCCTTCTCCACTTCCGTCTTCCCTTGAGTATTTAAGATCGTTAAGCCATCTTTCAACTTCGCTGCTTTTCTTCTGAAAAAAGCACTATCATCTAACACGCTCATAGCTTCTTTAAACAGTTGTAAAGTATCTCCTTCTTCATCAATTCTTTCTTGTAAGGCTTGCTCGATATCTTCACGCTTAAATTTTCGATTAGGTATATAAGCTGTACCACAATCCCAGAATTTTACAAGCGCTTCTTCATCGTTTTGGATAATTCCCATAAAGATATCAGAAAAAGCATCTGTTTGTTCGTTTCCTTTTTGATATTCTTGCTTAGCACGTTTAGCAAATGCAAACGTTCCTTTTGCTTCGTATTCAGTTCCTTTAATAGTTAAAAATGCTGCCATTGTTGTATTCTCCTTGTTTTTAAATAAAATTAAAAAGGGTGATTATTCACCCTTTATTATATGCTTTCTACTCTTGCTGGTTGGCCACCTCGTTCAGTTGCCACTTCACTAGCTGGCGCTGTTACTTTTTTGTTCTTACATTACCAGTTGTTGCTCCTGGTTTTTCAAAGTCGTAACTTCCAGCGTTTAAGAACTCATCTGGTAATTTATCTAACTCACCAAGTTTAGACTCACCAATAACCTGTAATGTTCCGTTTAATTCAACGAACCCATCAGCTGGTTCTTCTTTCTCAACTGACTCAATTAAGCAACGTGCAAATACTGCATCGTGTTTATCGTTCGCTTTTAACGTTTTATCGATAAGCCATGCTTTGATCTCTTTCTTATCTTTAATAGCACGCATTACTTCTTTTTGTCCTTCATCATCACTTTCACCATAACAAGTGAACTCTAGTGACTCTGATGTTGGTCCATAAGCTAACACACGCCCAAATTTAGTTTGTTCATCAGCTAAATCATTTTCAATAGCATGTTTAGTTTCTGTTAAACTACCAACGATGCAACCTTTATCTCCTTTAGCTTTATCTTCCACTTGTAATATTAATACTGTATCTTTACCACTTTTTGGCATAGTTTAGTTCTCCTTTATATAAAATTTTAACCTTAGTATTCCATGTTGTGTACGACCATCTATATCATCAATAACAGTAAGTGTTAGCATTTCAGTTTTAAAGACTTTAAATTCTTCGTTTAACTCTAAGTGTTTCTTTGATATAGTCTTAAGCGCACTATCTAACATTTCATAACATTCTTTTTTACCTTTGTAATTGCTCCAGGCGTGAATTGTGAAAATCACTTCTTCACCAAAATTCGTTTTAGTAATAAATTCTTTAGTTTCTGGAGTACCAACAACTAGATAAGGATATTCAGTACTATGTTCAACATAATCAAAAACTTTATATCCAGTTTCTTTTAACCTTTTAAATAATGCTATTTGCAAAGGTAATAGTGATGTTTTTATCATTGATTATCTCCTTCCTAAAGACTATTTAATTCAGATATCCAGAACGCACGACCAATTTCAATCGATGGATACCAGAACGGTTGTGGGTGGATCCCATACATAGTAACCCACCTGTTTAATTTAGTTGAATAGAAACGCCAAGGAATTTTTTTCGCTCTACTTCCTCTAGTTGCATATATACCAGTACCAAATTCAATATATATCCCGTGTTCAGCTCCAACCCTTACATCAGCTGTAAACCCACCAACAGAACTTTCTATTGAACCTCTTAACTGGCCTTCATCAACTGGCGCAAGCCCCTTGGCATTGTCTTCTATCGTGTGTGTTGTTTTTGCTACTATCCTTTGTACTTTCTTACTTACCTTTTGAGTATAAGCCCTTGCATATGCTTCTAATGCTGGGTTTCCGAACTTTATTGACATCTTCTAATAGCAGCCCTTACTATCTCTTGTTGGCCGCCTTGATCTTCGAAATCACTTACGAACTCGTACCTAACCCCCAAATAAACTATTATCATATCTTTAGCAAGATATTCTAACTCGTTGTATCTGAAATATAAGTATCTGTCAAAAGTAAATTCTAATCTAGCAGCTTGCAAGCGTTCGTTACTGCTTGGAGTATCAACAAAGCATTCTAACTGTTTAACCACTTCATCAGTTTCAGTATGGCCGCCCGCTTCGTCTTCAATGTATTTTTTGGCGTGTACTTCTACGCTGTGTGGAAACTCATTAAAAAGCATGGAATTTCAACCTTCTATATGGCGTTAGCAATGAAAGCATACTTTCGGGATATTCAGTATTATAAGTGTACGATACTGTTCCCATTGACCTAGATTTTAACTCAACTGGTACCATATTTAGTTTTATTGCCTTTGAAATAAACAGTAAAACGGCTTGTGGTACTTCATCATCAAAATCATTGTTACAATAAGCTTTCACCCAGTCTAAGCAAATAGAATAGTATAGAGTGATAAACTCATCATGTTCATCACTCTTAATGTTGGATAGTAATTTAATTTTTTTAATGTAATTATTCATCTGTATCAGCTTCTTTTACTTCTTTTTTAGCTGCTTTCTTAGGCGCAGCCTTTTCCTTAACAATAGTATATTTCTGATGTGCATACACGTTCTCATATGCAAATTCAGTAACCTCTACTATTCGACCATCTGGCGTTTGTACCTTAATCAAGCCATTCACCTCACTTATTTATTAAAGTTGTTTAGGTTTTAAAGCAGCAAATGCATCATCTTTAACATTTAAGTAAGCAACATGCATTGTAGCTCTAAGCGCAAACATATCTTGTTCAAATAAGTTTACAGGTTTACCGTCCGCACCTTGGATAGTTGATAATTGTGCATCTGTTGAAACAGCATACTCAATATTTTGTAACACTCCATAACGTGCATAATCCCAGTCACCAGTTATTGCAACTGCTTTAGTTTTGTCAATGATATCTTTTGATGTATATGAAATTGGTAACCCTAAGATCTCGTTTGCTTTAGAATCAAACATTGGATATCCATTTGTATCTGTTACACTTCTCATTTTAGCTTTAAACGCTCTTGAAGTTAATAACCCGTTAGGATCATGTTCATCAGCTTCAACTAATGCTAATAAGTCAGCTAAATCAAAGTAAAGGTTTTTCCCAGTACCTTCAGTAACTGTCTTATGCTTAGCATCAGCCATTTCATAGATTGATTTTCCAGTACCCCATGGTGAGTCAGTACCAAATAAAACAGCTGAGTCAAACGCTCTATAGAATGCTTCAGCGATTAATGGTGCTGCAATTTTCATAAAGTCTTGAACGCTGTAACGTAAGAATTCTTTAGAGAATGGAATAATAACACCAAGTTTTTTAGCTTCCATTTCAGCTTGTTTCCATTCAACTTTAGAAGTTTGAATACGTTCAGCTTCAGAAACCCAGTAAGCCCCTGGCCCTTTAGCTAAGAATGTGAATTTTTTCTTAGGTTTTCCTTGCATATCTTCATATTTAGCTAACTGCATTACTGCTGAATTTTTAATTACTTCTTTTAGCACTAAAGTCCCTTCAGACTCTGGAATTTTACCAGTTTTTGCATCTTGTAATAATACGTTATTCGGATCGTGTGGTTTTGTTGTTGCCATATAATTTTACCTCTTTACTTTCTTATATTAAATTGATTAGCTATTTCAGCTATATTGTTTGAATTGTTTTGACCACCTTCAAAAGTCTTCACTTCGCGGCCATTACCTTTGAACTTAGCATCTACTTGGCTTTGTACAGCGTTTTGGAATAACTCGTTAAAGTTTTCTAAGTTTGAGTTAGTTTCATCTTCATCATTACCAATTAGATGGTTTACGAAATCTAATGGTAAACCAAGATCATTAGCTTTCTTCATTGCGAAATTAGTAAGCTTTTCACGCTCTCTTTCCAGTCTATCGCTTTCAAGTTGTGCCTTAAGTTCTCTTATTTCTTTTTGTTCTGGAGTTTCTCCAGGGTTACGTTTAGAAACTTCTTCATCAATCAATTTACTTAAGTTATTATCTTTCCAAGTCTGTAACCCCTTAGAAAAGTGGCTGTCTAGTCTTGGTTGTAAAAGCTTAGCGCCTTCTTGTGAGTCTAAGAAACTGTTTACTACTTCGGCCGTTGGTTTCTTCAGTTCGCTTAGATATTCACTAACTGCGCTGTCTTGTGAATTAGTTTCTATAAATGTTTTGACTTCTTGTAAGTCCATGTTTTTACCTCCCGCCCATTAAGTTCGCGCCTTAATGTTCTGATGTATTTTATTTAGATAGTTTATTGTCATATCCAGGACAATTATTATTTCTTTATATTTTCTTTATAAAGTTCTTTGTTATCTTTAATAAAATCTTTGCGCCACTCGTTATAAGTGACATATTCTATCTTTTTATTAGGTGCAACAACTTCACGCTTAGCACGCTTTGTAGCCTCACCCTTACTTAAATCTTCATGTTTAATTAATTCCGTTATCCTCTTGGCCAGTTTCTTCTGATACTTAGGATCATCGTAATTCCTTGATGTTCTGAACTTAGGTAAGCCCCTAAGTACATGGCATCGGCAATTAATATCTTCGCTTGGTACTCCAAACATCCTTGGTCCTTTTGCCTTATGGCCACCGCTGTGAAAATAACCATCTTCATCAGCCTTGCGACCGTCTAGCGCTGCATGTGAAGCCCTAACCCTGCTATCTAAGGTTGCCAACCAGTATTTATTGACTGATATTCCCGCTTTCTTAAGCTGCTTATCACTTTCTAAGGTTGCCATTGTTCTAGCACGCCCATTCTCTGTACGTACAACTCGGCGCGCCTTAGTTGCGCTTATTCCCACTTTCTTGCTAATCTCCTGGGCTGTTTTCTCGTAACTATCACCCTTGATAGCACCTTGTGTAATAGTCTTTTGTATTTCTCTTACTATTTCACTGCGATGTTGTGCCAGTACGTTAGGTAATTTCATCTTATCTATAGGGTTGTTAAGCATCTTATTAAGTACATTCTCACTTGGTATGTCAAACCCCATCTCTATTGCGCTTTGTATCTTAGTATCGTATATATCGTATATTCTTTGTTCTAAGAATACATTTCTATTAGAGTTTCTAATTTCTTTTAAGATGCTCTTATATGCTCCAGTTGTCTTACTCTCGAACTGCTTCATAAATTTTCTTAATCGTCCATACTTTGAAAGCTGTGACCAAGTAAGCTGGCCACCCTTGCTAAGTGATCCATACATCTGGCCAAGTAAGCCCAAGTACTCTTGTGTTAAGTTTAAGAATACCTGGTCAATGGCTTCATTAGCTTCAACGCTATACTGCGCTATCTTTGCTTCTAGTTCTGTTAACATCTTCTTCACCTTCAATCGGTTCTAGTGGCTCGTTAGAATACCTTAAAGCTTCTTCTTCTAGCTTTTCTTTCTCAAAGTCAACATCATCAATTAGAGTTGATTGACTAAGTCTTGTATCTTCACTAACAACCCCTTGTAATGTTGTTAGTATTTGTGCTTCTTCTAGTCTGTTTACTGGTATATTTCTAGTGAACGTGAAATACATATCCAGGTAAGACTCATCATTCAAGCTAAACCCTCTATGTTTCCAAGCTGTAAATAAAACTTTGAATTGATACATTAAAGCACTCTTGAACTTACGTTCTGAAACTATCGACTTGTTTTCTAGTGCCATCAGTTTATACCTAATAGCAACCCCAGAACTATTCCCGCCAAATGTTTCATCGTTAAAGTTTACAGTCTTAGCAAACTTAGCAATATTATCATCCAGAAGATTAAGCACATTCATTATAATTGAGTCGTTAACATCTTTAGTTAAGTATTTGATATCCATTCTTTCATCGATTAGTTCAAATACTCCAGTTTTGTGTAACTGTTCCAAGGTTTCTGGATCAGCACCCATTCCCTTTAGTACCAAGTAAGCAAGCCTTCCCGCTTCTATCTCACTGACTGCACCAGATACAATTTTGTCATAAGCATCAATCAATGTGTACACCTTTTCAGCATCGCCCATTAATTCATCATTGTTCTTAACTCCGAATAATGGCACATGCTCGAACATATGTAATTGTTGATCAACAAAATTTATACTTCCGTTTTGACCTTTAAAGTAATAAATGTATTTATCATCATAAAATTCGCATTCAATATTGTTGTCATTGTCAACTGCATATCTCATAGCATATACTGGCTCTGAAATGTTATCACCAAAGAATACAGCTTCCCAAGGCTTGATGTTTTTAATACGTTCATTACCTTCTAAATCTATGTAACATAATCTTGCTGCATAACCGCAAATAGTGGCCAGTTTCCCAAGTTCACTATCTAAATCTTCAGCTAAGTTTCTTAAGTTAAAGTTCTTAATCTTTTCTTTTAGCTTATCGTCTTCTTTGTCATAGTCGTACACAATTGGTACACCATACATATATCCAGTTTTAGTATCGACTATATCGCTGTCATAGCTGTTAGCAACTGAATTATGTATCTTGTCATCTATTCTGTACACATTACCACCAGTTTCAAAGTCACCTAGCTTAACCGCTTCTTGCTGGAATATTGGCACTTCAACGCCTTTATAACGGTTGTATTTAGTCTTGTTTTTATTCATCTTAGCAATATTCTTTTCTATTACCTTGATGATAATTTCTTTTGTGATACCATTTGCCTGGATCTGTTCAATAAATTCATTATTAGTATTCATCTAGCGATCAGCCCCCTTTCTTCTAGCTTTTAATCTCATATGAGAGTATATAGCATATCTCATTGAGTCCATTACATCATCGTTTTCTTTTACTGGGTTTCCAGTTTTCTCATCCCATACATAGTTATAAATTTCCTTTTTAAAAACTTTCACTTTGTCAGATACAACAAAAAAGCGGCCAAGCTTTATCAACCTTGCCACTTCCTCTATACCACTTAATACACTCTTATCGGCGTTTATGGCTCTTATACGTTCCCGTCTGAACCGTTCAACGTGTTCTGGCCTTGCACTATCACAATAAAAGTTTATGTTACCATAACGCTCCTTAATATCAAGCGCTACTTCAGCCCAGTAATCTATTTCTTTAAATTGCTTAGTGTGTTCTTCCAGTAAGTACCAGTTGTTTAGCTTATCTATACCAAATACCACTATACTGCCAAAGTGACTGTAACCCCAGTCAACCCCAGCTATATAAGTTTCAAACTCGACATCAGAAACATCATTGATAAAGTGCTTGTTACTATCGAAATCACTGTACACAACACCTTCACCAGTAACCCATAACCCTCTAATATCTCTATCATAAAACATACCAGATGGCGTTGACTCTTTAATATTTTGAATGTACCTTGGTGACAAGAATGTGTTATCATCTAATTCAAAATGATAAGATATTATATTTTCGCTTTTGCTATCAATATATTCTTTTTTTAACCAATGTTCTGGGTTATCTGGGTTGGTATCAAATACAATCCTAGCGCCATCGCCAGAACAACGTGATATTATCTCTTTAAACACCTTCTCATTGGCCAGGGATGCTTCATTAACATAAGCACCGAACGCGGTCATACCTCTAATACCACCTAAGCCCCCTATTGTACCAGTAAAAGCCTGTACGACCTTAACACCAAACAATGTGAATGAGTTGTGTTTATCAAACTTAATGTCTAGTTGGTATCTATTGTATATCTCTTGTAATACGTTGTTTTGAATAGTTTTACTCGATACACCAGCCAATATATACATTGGTTCTTTTATCTTAAGTTTATCAGCAATTTTACGAACCCTTATTAATTCCCTTAAGAATATATCATTATTAATAACAGTCTTACCAGTTCTTTTCGCTCCGTGCAAACCAAGTATAAAGAAGTCTTCTGTGTTGGTTCGCTTAAGTATTTCAATCTGTTTAGGGGTGTACAATCTATTTAAGTCCATTAATCTCACCATCCACCAGCTTGAATAAGTCTGAAATCTTATCTTCTTGACTGTTATTTGTATTTAGTTCAGCTTCAGCCATTTTCGCTTGTTGTGCTATTAGCTTAGTTCTTGCTTTCTGTTCAGCTATATCATGCTTATCTTTAACGTTAGTAACCTTGGTTATAGCTTCAAAGGCTCTTACGTTTCCGTTAGCTGCTTGTTGAAACATCTGGAAAGCTAATAGCATTTCATTGGTTGCTTCAAACCCTAACGACTCTAACAAGTCCTTAGCTTTTTCACCAGTGACATCAGCGGCCAGTATCACCTCTAACGCCTTCTTAAGATCGGCTTTCTTGCGCCGTGCTTTATTAGCAGCGTGGGCGCCCCTTCTTGATAGTTCTTTATGGTGGGCTGGATCCAGAGTACCAAAAGGTTTAAGGTTTGCTAAGCTTTTTTCATTACCATTCCCAGCCATAATTTATTCAACTCCTTTTATTATTTAAATTTATACCACTTGAAATCTGGTGAGTTTATCGCTTTACCTAATCTTGGGTTATGATGATTAGCATACTCACTTAATATTTTATGAATATCCTTTTTACTTTTCTTGTCTAAGTTCTTATGGCCTTTTGAATGAGCCCATTTTGCAATTACATATTCTTCATTCGGTGCTAATACAGAACTTAAGTTTTGTTTTTCAAACATCGTTTGGAAAATTTTCGATCCTCTTACTGTATTGGCTTTTCTATAATTAAAATCACTAGCTTTTTTAATAGCTTCTAATCTATTAAAACCCGTTTCTTTAGGTTTTACATTCTTAACTGCCTTAGCAGCTTCAACACGCCCGTGGCCACTCAATATCATATTGTTTTCATCGATCTCAATCGGATCATTGAACCCAAATTCTTGAATTGAGTTAGCAATATGTTGTATTTGCGCGCGTGTGTGTACCTTAGCGTTGCGCTTGTACTCCTTCAGTTTTTCTAGCTCTATTTTCTCTCGCTGCATTCTCGTTATGGCTCCCTTCGTTTTTCCTCTTTTAAGCATAAGAAAAAGCGCTATTTCAAGCGCTTTATAAAGGTTTGTATAAAATAATTTGTATTACATTCCATAAAATAACAAATAAGAAGAAAAAATATTAATAAAAATTAGCTTATTATCAACAGAATTTTGTAATTGTTTAACGAAAAGGCAAAGGTATTTTTTGCTTAATACGTTGTTTATACATAAATTTAAGTAAGTAATTATTACATGTTGGGAAATATTGTGGAAAACCCAACACATAACCAGAAATATATACATTTTTTTAAATGAAAAGGATCAACATCTAACTCCAAACTCCTGCTACTAAGTTCAGTAATTAATTAATGGCTGCCTTTCCGTTAAATTCTTACAATACCATTATAGCACATAAAAACGGCTCAAATGGCTCAACTTTTATGAATTATTTATAATTATTAAAAAATCTTCTAACAAGCTTTTCTGTTTACGTTTCACCGTTGATATATGCATGTGATACTTACAAGCAATATCATAAATTTTCATCCTTGGTTTAACCAAATATCTAGCGTGTATAAGTCTGTACTGTTCCTGGTCTAACCCCTCCAAGAAAGTGTCAATACATTTCAGAATACGTTTATTTTCCTGGTACTTCTTATTGTCTAGTTTTTTAATCAAATTTCTTTCGTTTTCCCTACCAGTCTTTTGAGTGCTTATTTCACTCTTATCACCTGGTTGGTGACTATTCAAAAGAAAGTCGTTACATTCCATTTTTATGTTACTGTAATTCTCTAAGAACCACTTAGCATCTTCTTTAGTGTAACCCATTCACTTCATCCCTTTCAATAACAAACTCCGTGATCTCTAATTCTTCAATGAACTCTAGCACCCCTATTGCTCGTGAGTTCATGTATGTATTATTTAACTTTTCAGCTAAATCTTTAGAATTAATCACAATTTTATTTTTATCTTTCTCATCTACTTTAGCTTTTAGAACAATCATCAATCAACAACTCCTTTATACTTTCCCCAAATTGCTCGATAAAACGCCTTGCAAGCTTCTCTGACTTAAAACAAGGTAATAACCCTAAATGATTAATCGCGTTCCTTCTAGCTATATAGAAATGGCCTGTAGAGGGTGTAATTTCAATACAATACTTATCCTGGTGAATATTACACCAATTAGGCTGCCATCCATCGTTATATATGTTGGCCCAGTTCTCCATATCAAAGATTAAACGGCGTTTTGCATCATATTTTCTAGCTTGTTCTTCAGTCTTGAATAGCAATCCACGTTTAGCAGCCAGCATAACAGTTCCTCGACTATATGCACTAGTTAACCAACAAGAACCATCTTTCTCCAGGATGTAATACTTGTTCAGTATTTCTTTTTCAAAATCAGCTTTTTGTTTTAACATTTCTTTTACTTGATCTTCCATTAGCACAACACCTCTTTATTCATTATCTTTCTCCTTAATTTCTAAAACTCTAATCATTTCTTCAAATGCCTTTTTAAAAACGGTTATTTCTCTTTTTCCAAACTCACGCCACATTCTACTCGGACTATGTCCAAATAGTTTTAGTATCAAACTTATTAATTTATTCATGTAAACTTATACACAAATTAGCAATGCCCCAGATCGCTGTAAATAAATATACATATTCTGATTTTAAATTCTCTCCGAAAATCTTTAGTACCAACCCAACCAACACCATCAACACTAACCATTCAAAAATATATCCTAAGATTCTAATAGCTCCTTATTCTCGTATATATTCCCAAGTACAACACAACCATCATGAGTTGTGTTATCTAGTAAGAAACTTAAATTAGGTTTCTCGTACTCGACCTTAGAACCAAGCATTTTATCTATTTTTTCACAAACTTCATCCATACGATTTTTCATAACATACAACTCAATAACATAAGCGCCATACTCGTTCTTGCATATTACACCTCTAAGCGTTCCAACATCTGGATGTCTTCGCACATATTCCACGATATTCCCAGTATAAATATTGGCCCCGTTCTTATCTTTAAACCCCGTGTTATCCATAAATTCAACTTCATCAAAATCAAGTTCACAATAATCAATGTTGACACCATCATCAATTGCTACTACATCTATATCAAAATGTATTTCTTTAGCATCGAACACCTTTTTTTTATCGAAAACTTTTCTTTTACTTTTAACATAAATCTTAGGTTGTAACATATTACTCACTCCTTCCTAGTTAGATCTTACTTATCACCAACGAAAATAAGAATTTTAACCTTATTTGCTGTAGGTATAACCTTAATATCAATAATTTCTTCAGTTTCCTTATTAAACTCTTGTAAGTCAATGAATGAATTATTAATATAATCTTCAATAAATCTTTTAACCCCATCAACTGTATTGCAATCTAATTCTTCAATTCTATTTAATTTATTAAACATATCTTTCTAATCTCCTTGTTCTTCAATAATTTCATCTTCTTCATCGTCTTCAACTTCTATAAGCACATAAGAATTACCATTCTTGTACCTTTCGTTACCATAAGCCCATATTGTGCTTTTAGGTTTACCAGTGTACCTGCAAATTTCTGGTATAGTTCCCATGCAAATAAAAGTATCTCGATGATAAAAAGCATAAATCTTTTTATGAGTTTTTTTATTTGCCATATTCCTTGTTACTCCTTTAAGAGTTCAAATTTCAAATTCACTAAGATTTTATATTTATCATCAGAAGCCCACTGCGTATCAGCTAAGTAATAACCAAGCAGCTTCTTTAGTTTTATCTCCTGGATAATCTCCCACGGTGTAGGGTTATGCAATACAACCGTTATAATATCCTTATCATCACAATTCATAACCTTTCACCTCCAACGCTTCACATAGTTTCCTTAAGATTCTATATCGACAATGTTCAACACCCGTTCTTCTTAAATTCTTAATACTTCCAACAGCTAAGCCAGTTTTAGCAGCTAGTTCCTCGTTAGTAATTCCTTTTTCATACATTACCTTATCGAACTTACTTCTGAACTTACGTTCTTTCATTGTCTTCACCTTCCTTTTCTTCTAGTTCCCAGGCCATTAACTTATCAACATGGTTTTTCATCTGTTCGACCATATAAGTTTCAAAGTCAAAGCCCAGTTCTGTTTGTAACGTTTCTAGCATCATCTCACGGTCATAATAACGACCGCTTCTCCAATCTAGCGTTACATCCAGGTACTTATCCAAGAAATCAATTAATCTTTTCTTACCAAAATGGTGATCTTGTCTTAAAGTCCATGCTATTGCCAATGCACAATCAACAAACATAACTTTCTTTTCTAAGTTCACCAAGCTGGCCAGATCCTTAGCACGTTTATTAAAGGCCATTTCCTCTTGAATACGTTCCTGGGTGCTAATTCTTTTCTTATCTTGTTTACTCTTTTTCTTTTTAATCTTCTTAACCATTGTTATCCTACTTTCTCTTACAGCTCGTAAGCTTTAACAAATACACCACTGATTTTATCGTACCTTTTTTCACTGACCACCTTGCTGACATGTGAGTCATCCTTCCAGAAGCCCATATAAGTCATCCTATCAATAAATGTCTTAGCTAGATTATCAGCATCTGGCTTAACCACGTGATAGTCACCAGGTACCTTATCTTTCTCTACTGGAAAGCACCAATACAATTCCACCCCAATAGGAGCGTTTAACATTTCATCCTTATGTTTCGGAGCAAACCCAGCAAGACCATTTTCAAAAATGCTTTTTGCTTCCTTTAATCGTGGTGAGTCAAAAATAATTGGTTTACCATTTTTAACCGAAATAATTTTATCCTGGTGAGTTACCTTTGGAATTTTTTTCAGTGGGACAAAAAACTGAATTGCCATTTTTAATTTTCACTTCCTTAACTCCATTTTATTTTTTTACCATTTTCCATTTTTTATTTTTGTCCTTCTTAGACGTTGGCGGGGTGAACTGGACGGGGGTGGCACAGACATGGTGGGGTGGTTTTTAACCCCACCTGTTCTGTACACCTCGTTCAGTCTGTTCACATCCATCCCAACACATATATCTTTGATATATGGCTTTTCTTGTCAGGACAAGACTTAAAAAAAGTAGTGTTGTCTTGTCTGGACACGACTTAAATTTTTAAGTGTTGTCTATCACGGACAACTTGGACACGACTTAAATTTTTAAGTGTTGTCCGTCTTATTTTTCGACCATTTTTATTGTTTCTGAATTCTTATCGAACCAAAATTTTTTACTATTTTTTAATTTTCTATCTATAGTTTTTACACTTACACCTAAGTAATCAGCAACCATTTTTTTTGTTGGTGCTTCACCGAACGAACAATTTTCTATGGCCGTTTCAAACTCTAGCATGCTTTCTTGGTTCTTTTCTTCAGCTTGTTTTTGTCTTCCTTTTTTAGCTTTAACAACTTTATCATTACTATCAGCTTCTAAGTCAGAAAGCACCCCAACATCATCAATGGTATGTTTCGGATAATTAAACCATATATTGACTGGTTCGAACTTCGCAAACTCCCTTAGAGTACCTTCAACACGCCAAGCTGTACGTTGTTTGACCTTAGCTTCTATCTCCTTGGCTTGCGCTCTAATCTCCATTAAATGGCCGCTTAAGCTTTGTTCAGCATGGTATTTCATCTTTTCATAATCATAATGGTCATCCATACCAATTTTCGTTGTGTAATACTTATTGTTAAGCGTTCTAATTCTTTCTTCATAGAACTTAACCAACTCATTATTAATTTCAGTCTTAAGCAGCGTTTCTGGTATTTCCAACTCCACCAGGTCAACTAATGCATCTGGATCCCTTGCGAATACTCCACTACCACTGGCCCTATCCATTGACTTTTTACCACCTTGTGAACCTTTTGAATGGTGGTGGCAGTATATAACTGAACATCCTAATTCAGTGGCCACCTTATCAAATTGGTTAGTAAAGTGAGCCATCTGGTCAGCGCTGTTTTCATCTCCAGTCAGAACCTTATAAATCGGGTCTATTATTACAGCTGTATAATTCTTCTTGTGGGCCCTTCTGATTAGTTTAGGTGCCAACTTATCCATTGGTACTGTTTTCCCTCTTAAATTCCATATATCGATCTTACTCACCCCGTTAGGTGGTAATTCCATACTTGTGTAAACGTCCTTGAACCTATGTAAACAACTGGCTCTATCCAGTTCTAAGTTCACGTATAATACACGACCTTGCGCACATTCCCAGTTTAACCACTTCTTACCTTCAGCAATAGCAATGGCCATTTCTATAAGTGCAAAACTCTTTCCAGCCTTAGAAGGCCCAGCAATTAGCATTTTATGGCCTTGTCTAAGCACTCCTTTTATAAGTTCTGGTGCTAAGTCTGGCATATCTTCCCAGAAGTCCTCTAAAGTTTCTGGATCTGGTAAATCATCGTTTAAATCTTCTATATATTCAAACCATTCATCCCAACTAGTTTTACCTATATTTGTATCTATTAAGAATTGCTTACGACCGTTCCTCATAACTCCAGGCATTCGACTTAAACGTGAAGGGTTTTTATTTTGAGTATCAACCGCTAAGCCGTTCTTAGCACATACTTTATACAAGTAATCAACCCTTTTCTGGTACTCGTGATAATCTCTAGCATCTATCTTAACTATCGCATGTACTGACTTACCACCGCTGTGTACAAGACAAGCAACTGGCAACTCTAACTCACGGATAATAGCGTTTTGTTGTGAGATACTAGTTCTATCACTTTCAACCAGTGCATACCTAAACTCTGTTACGTTATCGTTTTTAACACCTTTACCATCTAATGGGTTAAACCTTATCCAAGCCCCCGCTTCTTTGTTATAATCACCAATAACGAAACCTATATCATCTTTATACTTGTGTAACTTTTCTATTAAATGGCCCGCTGTTCTATCAAATACACCTTTCTTGGGCTTGTGAACTGTGTTACCTTCTTTATCTTCTAGCGGGTAAGTATCAGTAACAAAACCAACATTCTCTGTACTCTGAAATAATGTTTCAATGTAAGTAATCAACTCTTGCGCTGGTTGCCAATTTGTAGGCTCTTGTATCTCTTTTCCTTCTATCCAGCTTTTATCAATGAACTTATAATCACCATCATTAGTAATCTCATCATCCCAATTAAGTGCATGTGAGTTTTCAAAGTCCATATACACTGGTGAATATCCATTCTCAACAGCCATCTGGTAAATTGTGCCACCAGTAACGGGCTTACCAGCACTAGAACCCTGGAAAGTTTCCCATTTTCTGAAACATTCACCAGGCTTGTACCTTGGATCAGCTTGTGACCATTGATCCCACTCTTGTGCTGTTAACCCTTCATGTTTCATGGCCATTCCTACGTTAACCCACTCTTGATAATCAAGAATAGCGGGGTTAATATATTCTAATAATTCTATTAAATTCTTTTTGTTATCCATTCTTGACTTCCTTTATCATTTTTTTCTATGCTTCGCTCTTTTATCTCTAACGATTGAAACTATAAAACTTACTATCATTACAATCGCAATAATAAAACTTACTATATCTAGTGCATATAATATGTCAGTTATTACAATTTGCATTTTTTAATATTCATACTCCTTTTATTTCAATCTTTTTGCTATTTCTTCTATTACATTCACTGTAACGCTATTACCTGCTTGTTTGTAAAGTTGACTATTGCTATTTACTTCTTGTGCCTTGTCAAACGCCCAATCTGGGAAACCTTGTAATCTCCAACACTCACGGGGTGTAAGTTTTCTAATTTTGTAATCTGCTAATACAACTCCTTGTTCATCACTTGTAAGAAGTGTATTAGCAATGTTCTTTCCTACTCTACCACGGCGGGTTTTTGAGTTGGGGTGCGAGAAGTTGATACTATCTCCAACATCAGCAACCGCATAACCTTGTTTTGTTGCTTCTTTGACTAGTATTTTAGGTTCTCTCCCCCCACCTTGCATAGTGTTTAAAGTTGGTGAAATTCCGTTAATATCATATACTCTAGTGACTTGCGGGTTCCCTCCAAAATTATCACTTTTACCTATATTTCCTACTTGGTTTATCTCTCCGTTAGTATTAAATCTCTCGTCTTCTCCTCTGATAGGAAATACTCTGTAGGTACGTTCTCCTCTAAGATGTGCAATAATGAACACTCGTTCTCTGTTTTGTGGCACTCCGAAATTTTTGCTGTTAAGCACTTGCCATTCTGCATCATACCCCAGTTCATCCAAGATTTTAAGCATTCTCTCGAACGTTTTTCCTTTGTCGTGTGATAAAAGGTTTCGGACGTTTTCAAGAAACAAATAGCGTGGTTTGATTTGTTCAGCCGCTCTAGCAATTTCATAGAATAAAGTTCCTCTAGCATCCTCAAACCCCAATTGGTTCCCAGCAATTGAAAAGGCTTGGCAAGGGAATCCCCCGCAAATAACGTCAACCTTTCCTCTAAGTTCTCTAAATTCTTCATTAGTCACCTCTGTAATATCTTTATAGTCTATTTCTCCTTCTGTATTATGAATAGCGTTGTAACTTAATCTTGCATATTTATCTATTTCACAATATCCAACACATTTGTGGCCAGCGCGTTCCATTCCTAATCTAAACCCGCCAATCCCAGCAAATAAGTCTAAAAAATTCATACTTTCTATTCCTTCCTAATTCATCATACTTTTTGGCTTGTACTCTTTAGCAACCATTCCTCTAGGTAAACGCCAGCCGTTTGCTGCTATTCTAGTAATCATCTTGTTAGCATCTTCAAAACTCCAGTTACCAACTTTTCTGAAACCTCTACTTTCTAACAACCTAATCTGTTTAGGTGTAGCAAACCCCATCTCACGTCTTTTTATAACTCTATCTATAAGTAAGCTTGCCTTACCAGAATTATCAATTGCACTGGCATTAATTCCCATTTTTTCAAGTGTTTCTATTTGTGCTTCACTTGGTGGGGCTTGTTCGCTTAAGAAACTTGGCACATAATTGGCAAGATCTTCATCAGCAATACTCATTTCAAATTGTAACGGATCGACAAGTTTTCCTTTTTTACGTCTTTGTTCGGCCAACTGTTTAGCAAGGCTTGCTTCTCTATCTTGAATTACTTCATCAGCTGCCTTAACTTCTATTTCTTCTAAGTCAACCGCGTTTCCTACCTCTTTTTCACTTAATTCAGTAATCTTTTTAGCTATTTCTTCATTCTTGGCAATCAAGTGGCCAGGCCTGCACAACTCATGCTTTTCAACGTGCCATAAGAAGTCTAATAATAATAGATTTTCTTTTCCTGGATGTAACCTTGTACCACGGCCAACCATTTGAGAATATAACGCCCTAACCTTTGTAGGTCTAAGTACAATCACACAATCAACACTTGGACAATCCCAACCTTCTGTTAACAACATAGAGTTACATAATACGTTATATTTGTCTTTGTCAAAGTCTTCTAAAATTTGCGCTCTATCCTTGCTTTCTCCGTTTACTTCAGCAGCCTTAAACCCTTTTGAGTTAAGAATATCTCTGAACTTTTGACTTGTTGCTACTAATGGTAGAAATACAACCGTTTTTCTATCCTTACAATGTTTTACCATTTCATCAGCTATCTGTTCTAAATAAGGATCAAGCGCATTACTAACATCGCTTGCTTTAAAATCTCCGTTTTGTGTTGATACACCACTTAAATCAAGGTTCAATGGTATTGTTAAACTTTGTATTTTACTTAAATAACCCTCTTTGATAGCATCCACGATTTTATATTCATAAGCTAAACTTTCAAAATACGTTCCCAGGTTCTTCATGTCACCCCTATCAGGTGTGGCAGTAACCCCCAGTACTTTTGCCTTATCAAAATGGTTAAGTACATTCTGATAGCTGTTAGAAATACAATGATGTGCTTCATCAATTACGATGGTATCAAAGTGATCTTTATCAAATTGGTTAAGCCTTTTTTCACGTTGTAAAGTCTGAACACTACCAACCACAACCCTAAACCAAGTATCTTTAGAGGTGCTATCAGCTTTTTCTAACGCTGTATTAAGCCCAGTACTCTTTTTTAGCTTGTCACTTGCTTGTTCTAACAATTCGCTTCTATGTGCTAATATAAGCACCCTATCACCTTTTTTAACTCTATCCTCTATTATTTTGGAAAATACAATAGTTTTACCGCAACCAGTTGGTAGGACAAGGAGCGTTTTATTAACGCCCCTTTCCCACTCCTCTTGAACCTTAACCCTTGCTTCTTCTTGGTAAGGTCTAAGTTTCATTATTAGAACCCGCCTTGAGTGTTATTCCCTTGGTTATTCCAAGCTGGTTGTTGTTGATTTTGTTGCGGTTGATTGAAATTAGGTTGCGCAAACGGGTTTTGTACGTTAAGTACTTTTGTAATATCAACATCATCTTTATAAATCATGCTTTTCACTTCATTGTATTGGTTCCCATTATGTTCTCTAATTCCTACTTTACATACTCCAGTTGCTCCTGGTAATTGGTTCCAAGCCATTTTTAATGGTTCACCTTTTTTCTTAAAGCCAATCGCTCCAAAGAATGCTGATAATAAACCTTCAACAGAACTATGTAAGAATAAGTTGTGTTTAAGTGTTGTTTCACCTTCATTAGCTTTAATGTTGATTGATACAATCGCTTTAGGACAACTTGGTAATTTTGCATTAGGGTTAGTTGGTACGTGTTGCGCTCTTTCATATCCTTCAACAGTAAATTGGTATAACCCTGGTGGTAATAATACGAACTCACTATCTTTTACTATTTCAGCATCCCAGTCTAATTCTCTTTCAAAGTTGTTGTTAAAATTTGTATTGTTATTCATCATTTTTTTAAATCTCCTTAAAATTTATATTGTTTTTTTTATTGTTGTTTTAATTCTTTTAATAATTGTTTTAAGCCTTCCCATTTAGGGATAATGTAACCAGTTAAGTAACCTTGTTCGTTGTAAAAACTCATTGGCGTTCCTTTAGGAAAATAACCCTTACTTTCACTTACAAGCTTAATATCATCTTCAGTAATTCCATCTTGTTGCATTAAGTCCCATAAAGGTTGCGGGATATAATCGGGCTTATCTGGTTTAAATGGATCCACTAGTTCTTCAACTGGCTTATTGGCCACTTCTGTAATTACATCCTTGAACTTATCTTCTATAATCTCACTACCAGTTTTTACTGGTTCTTCTTTAGGTTCTGGCTTTTGTTCTGGTTCTGGCTGTTCGAAAATATGTGCTATACCACTAAAATCAAGTGGAAGTTCTCCTGGTAAACCGTGGCGGTTCTTAGCATCCCAGGCAGCAGCGTGTTCCGTGTACATAACACGTTGTGAACCTTGTGCCTTTTTCTTAGTTGAACCCTCTTGCGCTATTAGAAACGTTTTGTAATTACAGAATAGAACCATATCAGCCCATTCTTTTACCAGTGGCGCTGTTTGTGAACTTGTCTTTTTACCAAGTTTCAGTTCATATTTATCATATGATCCCATTTCATCTGGTAATTCAAACTTTCTAATTTGCGCATGTGCTGTAAGTACCACGTTGATACCTATTTCAATTAAATCTTGTAATTTGTTTAGGAAACGTCCCATTTCTTCTTTCGCATACACATAACCATTACCATATCCGAAATCTTCAATACCTTTTTTACCATGCATAGCGCAAAGATTATCAACACAAAGCGACTCAGCCCAATCAATCGTATCTATTACCAGTGTTTTACATACTGTTGGGTTTGCCTTAATAAATGCAATCTGATTATTAAGCATTACCCAGCTTGTTGGTTTATCCAGTCTGGCAACATCCATATTGTCTGTTGATCCTTCTGTATCTATGAACAGAGGTTCTGGGAATTGTGCAGCTAGTGAACTTTTCCCTATCCCTTCAGTTCCATAAATAACAACTTTTTGCGCTCTTGCTCTTTTACCTTTTGTTATTCTCATTAAAATTCACCCCCTTCATTTTCTAACCATTTAGGTTTAGTTGGTTCTTCAACTTTTCGCTCTTTAACATAACCATCTTCAATTATTATCTGGCATTCTTCACCAGTACTTACTCGTGTTGCTATTGCTTGTAATTTGTTATCTTTCAACCAGTTAGCAAAGTCTAGCAACGTTTCTAAGTCCATTTGCTCTAGTTTATCGACCAGGACAAACTCACATTGTGGGTTTATCTTTCTAACGATGGCAGTTGCCACTATAAGCTGTTCAGAACCACTCATATTATCCCAAGGTTGACCCTTGTAAGTAATTACACCATTGTCAACGCTAAGCCCTTCTAGTGGTAAATTAGCACCGTTTAACAAGTCTAGTTTTTGTTCTCGTAATGCATCTATTTCATCTGATAAATCTTTGTATTGTAGCGCATAGTGTTCAGCATCCATTTCAGCTTTCTCACGATCTTGGTTAGCGCGAACTTTCCTATTAATTTCTTCGATATTTTCGATGCTTTGTTCAAGTTCTTCAGTGCTTTCATCGATTAAATCAACAACATCTTTATTAGCTATTTCTATGTCACTTTCAAGAGTTTCTAACTCGTTATTTACTTCTAGTAATTGTCTTTCTAATTCAGCCTTTTTATTAATTACTAATGTTTGTCTAGCAGTTAAATTCTCCAGGTTATCCCTTTTACGTTGGTTTTCACCGTTTCTAGCTAATATCTCTTGTTGCTCTTTAATTAGTTCAGAAGCACTTACTATTTCATTACCAACCTCTTTATAAAATGGTTGTTCTTCAGCATAATGTTTCTTCTGATCTCTAATTTGGCCAACTGTTCGGCGTTTGTTATAAAGTTCTAGTTCTTCTTGCTCTAATTCGTAAATCTTTTCACCAAGGCCATCTACTGTATTTAATAACGCCTTAGTCTTGTCCTTAGAGTTCATCTCCATAAATTTAGGTAAGTTGATGGCAAATTGTTCAACGAAACTATTTAATAAGTTTTGGCCAGCCTTCTTACCACTTGGATCAATTACCTTAAGGGTTCCATTTTCTCCTTTACGTTCGACTACAAGCCCATTATCAAGCTGTATTTTAATAATCGGTGGTACAACGCTCCCCTCTCTTTGCGGGTTAGATGGTTTGTAAGAATTACCACCCAACGCCCAAGCAATTGAGTCCAGAACGCTTGTTTTACCTTGACCATTTCTACCACCAACAACAGTAAGCCCATTCGGTGTAGGCTCTATTTGTACAGCCTTAACTCTTTTAACATTTTCTATTTCTAATTTATTAATCTTCACCATAAATCTCACCCCCTATCATATCGATAAGATCTTTCGCTTCTTCTTCATCTAATATAAAGTTATCGTGACCCATTCTAACCATTACTATTTTCTTATCTTGTAAAAAGTCTTTCTCCTGGGGTGATAGCATTTCTTTTAGCTTGTCAAACGGGCTGAAATTTTCTTCTTGATGGTTAGTTTCTTCTTTAACAAGTCTTGGTTCACTTGCTTTTTTACCTTCTAAATCATTAAGCCAAAATTCTCCATATCTAATAATCTTTTCAATATCTGTTCTTGGGTTATCGTGCTTTTTATCAGCCCTAAAAGCATACTTAATAATGTTAGCTTGACATACACTCCCAAAGTCTTTTACAGTAGTTTGAATTACATCTATTAATTCACCGTTCCCAGCTTTGTAATGTGTTGGGTTTATATTATCTTTCTTATTTGTCATGTTGTTTATTTCTCCTTCTTGTGTTAAAATATAAGTAAGTAGTTTATATAGCGGTTATTTTTTAATAACTGCTTTTTTTCTTTCTTTGTGGATATACTGGCTTAACGGGTTGTACTTCAGTAAACAACTCACCAGGTGTAATTTTAAAGTAGTTACAAAGAACATCAATTGTTTCTAATTGAATACCTTTGCTCCTACCATATTTAATGGCGTTTAGTGTTGGTCTACTTAAACCAGTATCTTGTTGTACTTTTGTAACTTTTAAATTCCTTTCAGCAAGCAATTCCCTTAGTTTAATTCTGTATTCTTTCATTTTTCTCACTCACCCCTAGCACTTCATTTATTAATTTAATTCTTTCCTTAGTTGGTAAGTTTAACAATCTAATTTTTAAGTCTTTTATTTCCTTTTCTTTTCCATATAACAGTTCTTCAACGGATATTTTCCCAAGTTTAGCTATCTCTATTGATTTTTCACGCCTTGGCAATACTTTTCCAAGTTCCCACTTAGAAACGTTACTTCTACCTACTTGCAAAATAAGTCCGAACTGTTCTAATGTTAAATTCATGTTTTTTCTTATTGAAAATATCCTTTTACCTACTTCTTTCTTGTTAGGTTTTTTTTGTAAAACTCCAGCTACCTCTTGATCTCTATTATTTTGGTTTCCATAAAGCAATTCTGTAACGTCAATATTGGCCATTTGTGCTATCTTTTGCAATCTTCTTTTATTAGGTAAACATGCACCACTTTCCCATGCTTGAACATTTCCTCTACTTGCTCCAAATAAATCTCCAAAACCTTGTATTGTGTAACCTCTATTGAGTCTTATAAACTTTATACTTTGGCCAACCTCTTTTTTATTAATTTCCTTCTTCATTTGTTACATCCTCTAACAATCGTTTAGCTAATAGTAATTTCTCTTTATTAGAAAGCTTTTCGACTTCATCGTATAAGTTGAAATTATAACCATATAACAATTCATTTATTGTAATGTTAGCAATCTTGCACATTTTAGCTATTCTTCTTTTTGATGGTAAGGAAACACCTATTTCCCATTGTTGTACATTGCCTTTTCTGGCGCAAAATTGTTCTCCAAAAGCTGCTAATGTCAAACCTTGTCTAAGTCTAATTTCTCTGATACGTTCACCAACCGCCTTCTTATCAATGTTTTTCATCATCTCTTTGTCAGTCATGGTAACACCTACTTTTCTTTTACAAAGCTACCATCAATCATTTTTCCAGTTCGCTTTGAAATAACGTTGTAAGCCGCTTCTATACATTCGCAAAGTGTTAAGTTGTAATCTTTAGCGATAAAGTCCAGAAACTCAACATACTTAGCAATTTTTAAATCTAAGTTTGTTATTGACTCTGAAATGAAAGTATCGTATAAACTAAGGTCTAATCGTTTCAACTCTACGATGTAATATTTATAATCAACGGCCATTGGTAATTTGTGATCAGTAAGCTTAATTAGCTTAAAGATTATATATGGGTTCTTGGCTCTCATTCTTGTTGAGATGGCCAATGTAACGTATATATCACCAATTGCATCCTTAATTTCTTCAATGGCTTCTTTATTGCCATTCTCATAGCTTTCTATCGCTGTTTGCAACTCCAGGCATTCTTCACTAGACTTAAGTAATTGTTTGGTAAGTCTACCAGTTTCTAAAATTCCTTTTTCTTCAGCCCACTCAATTATTGGGGTGTAATACTCATAATGTTGTTTTTGCATTCTTTTTCTCCTTATTCAAAATATTTTTTACTAAAGTTTTTATCAAACAAGCATTGTACTAGCGCAATTATTCCCGTTGCAACTCCACCAATTAATTGCCAATCGATGTTAGTTAGCATTAAGAAGCAAGCACTAACAACAAGCACCGTCCAATAAATTACATTTAGTTTATCTTTTTTAATTTTAATTTTTGCCATTGTTTCGTTCCCTTTCTCTGTTGACTTGGTTTATATAGTTGTAAATTCTTACCTTGTTAAATGTTTTGTTTGTTGCCAGTGTCCCCTGGATATATAAAAATGAATTTTCTAAGCTTTCTATCTCTTTAATAAATTTGTTGAACTTGTCTTTTGACTTTTCCATTTGTAAGAATTTTTTCAACTCATTTCTACTTATCCAATGATCTGGGTTTTCTATTTTATCCAGGTAAGCATTGTAAGGTTCTTGCATTTAAACACCTTCTTTCAATTTGTTTAAGTCGATATCTAATACCTTCGCTATTTTAACAGCGTGATCTAGTCTAGGATTAGATGTATTGCCATTGACTAACGCATATAATGTTTGCTGAAATATTCCTGTCTCCTTCGACAACTTATATACAGACATGTCCGTTTCTTCTAAACGCTCTTTTAATACGTTGTAAAACTCTTTCATAATAATTTGACCTTCTTCCGCTATATTGATATAATTAATTTGAGTATTTCCTGGAAATTAAATTCTACTACTAAACCTTTTCGATGAAATACTGGATACTTAAAGAAAGGATGTGAATTATATATGGAATTAAATTACGACTGTATTCGAGATGTGTTGCTTGCTGTTGAAAAAGTGACTACTTTCGATAAAAGTTTCACACTATATAACAATCTTGAAAATTTACAGCAATACACAATTGAAGAACTTCAGTACCACTTAAGACAATGTGATTTGGCTGGCTTTTTATACAAATATCAATCATTTATGGATGGTAATATCAGTGTTTTAGATTTAAGTTTTCAAGGTCATGAATTCTTACATTCTATTAGAACTGATAAAGTGTGGTCTAAAACTAAAGATATTT